CTAGAAGAAGTACGCAGTGAGTTTGAGCAAGAGAAGCAGCAACTTACTACTGCCTTACAGGCTCATGTACGTAAGCTGATGGGTGATACACCTATCAACCTCAACAGTCCAGAGCAATTGTCTTGGGTTATCTACAGCCGTAAGGTTATGGACAAACCATATTGGGGTAATGCTATTGACCCATACATGGCAGACGCAGACTTCCGCAGCCTGATTGCCGGTGGTACTGAGCGTGTACAAAAGACAGTAGCGCAACAGTGTCGTGAGTGTAACGGTACTGGACAGATACGAAAGGTAAAGAAAGATGGAACACCATTTGCTAAACCCACAGGCTGTAAGAACTGTAGTGGGCGGGGTTATCTGCTTGTACCTACTGTGGATGTGGCGGGGCTAAAGTTCAAGCCACCTACACCTAAGTGGGCAAGTGCTAACGGCTTCTCCACTAGCAAGCAGAACCTAGAGGTACTAGAATCAGCAGCTAAGTCCAGAGGACTGGATGATGCAGTTGACTTCTTATACAAGGTGCGGCGGCTATCTGCTGTCGATACCTACCTGTCATCATTCGTTGATGGCATTGGGCTATACACTAAGAGTGATGGCAAGCTGCATGTGCGTCTGTTACAGCATCGCACATCAACTGGTCGCTTCTCTGGTGCTGACCCTAACATGCAGAACATGCCACGTGGCGGCACGTTCCCTGTAAAGAAAGTGTTTGTGTCACGATGGGATGGTGGTAAGATAATGGAAGCTGACTTTGCGCAGCTTGAGTTTCGTACTGCCGCTTACTTATCACAGGACGAGGTGGCTATTGAAGAAGTATCTACTGGATTTGATGTACATGCATACACCGCTAAAGTTATTAGTGATGCTGGTCAGCCTACGAGTAGACAGGATGCGAAAGCGCATACGTTTGCTCCACTCTACGGCGCGACAGGATATGGCAGAAGCAAAGCCGAAGCAGCATACTACCAACACTTCACAGCAAAGTACAAAGGAGTCGCCGCTTGGCACTCCCGACTGGCTAAAGAAGCTGTGAACACACAAAAGATAACCACGCCTAGTGGCAGAGAGTTTGCGTTCCCTGATGTGGTACGTAAATCTACAGGGCGTGTCTCTCACTTTACACAGATTAAGAATTACCCTGTGCAATCATTCGCTACTGCAGACATTGTACCTATTGCATTGCTGCACATTGATGACTTGCTAAAGGGTATGCAATCATGTATAGTGAACTCAGTGCATGACAGTATTGTTATTGACGTACACCCTGACGAAGAAGCGCAGGTTATCAATGTCATAGCTGCTACTAATGATGCACTACCTGAACTCATCACTTTACGGTGGGGAGTTGACTTCAACGTACCTCTATTATTAGAGGCAAAGATAGGCCCGAATTGGCTTGACACCAAGGACGTAACCTGATATAACTATGCATTCCACAACTGAAAAGGAGTTAATTATATGACTGAACTTACCACAATTGATACGAACAACTATGCTGAGATGGCTAAAGCTATGGGCATGGCTAATGAAACAGCAACCACTAAGAAGCAGGGCATGTTCCTTGCTCGTCTACGCATTAATCATTCTGCTATTCTTGGNGCAGAGAGCATCTTAGTTAAGGCAGGTACNTACAAGCTGGAGATTCCAGATGGCCCTACNTACTACGCTGAGTCTGCTGTTGTCCGTCCGTTNATGCAACGCTTCATGTACAAGAAGTTTGTGATGGGCAGTGCTGGCAAACCTAATCGTTACGTCAAGACTGTTATGGCTGATACCCTTAACATGGACTTGAAAGATAATGATGGTGGCTTTAACTGTGGCAAACCGGCTGGCTGGATTGAAGACTACGCTTCACTACCTGATTCCACTAAGGAACTAATCAAATCAATCAAGCGGGTACGAGTAGTGCTTGGCAATGTCGAGTTGATTAATCCTAAAGATGTCAACGGTAATCCTGTTGAGTTGGAATCTACCCCATTCATCTGGGAAGTAGAGAACCGTGACGCATTCAAGACAGTCGGTGGGGTGTTCACAAAGCTGGCTAAGATGAAGCGTCTACCTGTCCAGCATACAGTAGACCTTACTACTGAGGAGCGTAAGCTGCCTAATGGCAATAGCTTCTACCTACCTCTGACTGGTATGGATATTACTAAGACAGTTGAACTAGAGCAGAAAGACCAAGACCTCTTTGCTGACTTCATGTCATGGGTTCAGAACTACAACGAGTACATCATCAATGCCTATGCAGAGAAAGCAGGGGATAGTGATGGTGATGAGTTGGATGAGTTGGACATCAACGACATCATTGATGTTGAAGAGGTAGCGTAATGAACCATCCTGCTGAACTGGCGTTACATCAGTACATGGATAGTGCTGTCAAGGGTGACAGTACCATGTCTGAGACTACCATCAATCAGGTAGCCACAGATATATCCGATGCACTGAAGCGTCAGTTTGGTGGGGGAAACAAGCGAGGTGACTTCAGGATTCGCATGTCTAATGTTGGCAGACCTACTTGCCAGCTATGGTATGAGAAGAACAAGCCTGAAGTTGCCTTGCCTTTCCCCACCACATTCATAATGAACATGATGCTTGGAGACATCGTTGAAGCTGTCTTCAAGGGATTGCTAAAGGAAGCGGGGGTGCGATATGAAGATAGTGAAACCGTTCATCTGGACGTTGGTGACGATAGCATTCGCGGCTCATATGATATTGTCATTAATGATGCTGTCGATGATATTAAATCAGCTTCCGACTGGTCATATAGAAACAAATTTGAATCCTACGATACCCTTGCCAGTGGCGATGGGTTTGGATACGTAGGCCAGTTAGCTGGCTACGCAAAGGCATCCGGCAAGAAGGTCGGTGGCTGGTGGGTAGTCAACAAAGCTAACGGTGCGTTCAAGTATGTACCAGCTACAGGACTAGACCTTGATGTAGAGATTAAAAAGATTGAGGATACTGTAGCAACAGTAAAGGAGAACAGATTTGAAAAGTGTTTTAAACCAGTACCAGAGAAGTTTAGAGGCAAGGAGACAGGTAACAAAGTACTTAATGATGGGTGTAGGTTTTGCAACTATCGTTTTGATTGTTGGCCTACTCTAACAGAGAAGCCAGCCGTTATGTCACAGGCAAAGAATCCACCTATCATCTCATACATAGGAGATGTAATTGCTGCATAAGGCAAGACGTATGGCTATTAAGTATGGGTATCGCAGTGGGCTAGAACACCAGCTATCCCTGTATCTTGATGAACACAAGGTCAAGTATGACTACGAGAACATCAAGATAGAATGGGAAGACCTAGCCTACCGCACTTATACACCAGACTTTATACTGTACAACGGTATCATTATTGAGACTAAGGGAAGGTTCCTTGCAGCAGATAGGCGAAAGCATGTTGCTATCAAGAAACAACATCCCAAGCTTGACATCAGGTTTGTGTTCACTAATAGTAGAGCCAAGCTTAGTAAGGGGGCGAAGTCTTCCTACGCTGACTGGTGTATCAAGCATGGGTTTAGATACTATGACCGTATCATTCCCGAAGACTGGTTAAAAGAGAAAGGCAAGAACAAACATCCCACATTTATAAAGTTCAAGGGTTCAAAAGTAAAAAGGAGATAGCACATGGATATGGAACAGCTAAAGAAACAGATAGAAGATGAAGACTTTGTTATACGCCTACGGCCTTACGCTGATGATGACGGTAAGTGGAGTGGCGAGATTGATATATCCATCATGGCCTTTCCTGAGAACCAAATGGATGATGATGACTATGGGCAGGTAATGCACTTCTGTAAGATGATGTGTGCTACTGTGCCTATTATGGAAGAATCAAAAGAAATACGAGATATTGTTCACGAATACGTAACAGAAGTTCTTGACAACGAGATGGATATTGAAGTACAACTAGAGGATGAAAGAGAAGCAGGTGTTGAAAAAACCTATGACGGTAATATTATACATCTAAACTTTAACACCAAGACAGGAGGTTCAGCATGAGACATGATGCGTTTATGAAGAAGATGCTAGAGGCAGAACAAGCTGGCAAAGAAGCCTACGGTAGCGTTGATATGGTCAACAGTCCACCACACTACAACCAGACAGGCATTGAATGCATCCATGCTATCTCTGCTGCCACTGACAAGGGGTTCAAGTACTACTTG